TGTCAATGAACCTGTGCTATTAAAAGTCCATACTGATGTAACTGCACCACCTGTATTTGCTTGTATTGTAACATCTGTATTTGCATATACTGTTGATATACCTGTTGCTTGAGCAAAAAAACCAGAAACATCATTATCAACATTTGCTGTAATTGCTATTTGATTTGTTGGCATATTGAATATTCCGCCACCACCACCAAATTTTAAATCACCAGTCATTGTATCACCAGACTTACTAACTTTGGTGTTTGCAGCATCGTATGATTGCTGAGCTAAAGTGTTTGATGTATTAGCTTGGCCATATGCAGCATTAGCATAAGCACCCGAAGTAACTGCTTTCTGATCAGCTGTTACAACATTGGTATTTGCAGTATTAGCAACACTATAAGCAGAGTTAGCATAAGAACTTGCACTATTAGCGGTATCTCTAGCCCACGAATCGGTAATACCACTATTTGCGACAGCAAATGCTGCATTAGCATATTGACTTGCACTTATAGCATTACTATTTGCAGTGTTCGCAACACCAAATGCCGAATTGGCATAACTTGATGCGGAGTTAGCAACATCACTAGGAGTATTTGCTTTACTAAAAGACGCATTTGCATAACTTGACGCTGAGTTGGCAACATGACTAGGTGTATTTGCTTGAGTGAATGCCGCTGCAGCAAAAGGAATATTTGCTTCAATTGAATCATTTATTTGTTGCAAAGTAACTTTTCTAGTTGTATTACTAGAAGTATCATAAACAGGTATAACTGTTAATACTAAGTTTGCGTTTACAGTATCCAGTACTGTTAATTCTGAGAATTTTTTGGTTGCCATTTAAGCCTCTAATTTATATCTTGCATCTTCTGTGACCAATTCAAACCCATCTTCAGTAAGTAAAATTATTGATTCGGGTTCAAATGGATTTGTATATTCTTCCGAGAATCCAAATTCATCATCTGGTTCTGCTGTAATCGGTGAAGGTGTTGTTTTAAGTTCTGAAACAATAGAATTGGCAGATTCAATGTAATTTGTAGGATCTTGCGATACAATAATGTTTGTATTTGCTTGACGAATGTATTTGCCTGTATTAAGTGATGGCCAAATATATCCTTTTACTGTAAATTCTAAATCCCAAGTTATATATCTTGTTGATAAAAAATCACCTTCATATTCTGTTGTTGTGTTTACTGAATTTAAAATAATTGGTAGATCATACTTTTGATCCATACCAGGTATAAAATCTACAGTAACATTAAAATCTGGTGTAAAATACGGTAATATTTGTTCCAATATCTGTGTTCCATCTTCAGTATTTCTTACGAAGATCGACATTGAAAAGTCGAAGTTATAGGGTATAGGAACAAATTGTGTATTGAGTCTTGTTGAATTGTTTGCAGAAAAATTTCTTATTGAAGAAATTTGTTTTCTTCCTGAATCATAACTAAGTCCAGTCATTTCAAATGAAATTCTAGGTACAACTATAGCAACACTTTTAATTAAATTTGGATCTGAGAAAAGTCTTGTTACATATTTTTCTTTTGATCCATAACTTAATGGTACACGAAATCTTTCTTTTTCCTGCGAAAGGTCTTTTGTGTAACGAATTAATTGTATGTTATTAAAGAGTGTACCAAAAGCTACAACAACTTTTCTTATTGTTCTATGGTAAAAATGTCGATTCTGTAACATCAAGGTTCTCCGAATGGGTTGACTTCAGTAAAATCAATAATAGAATCCGATTCGGTTTCGATTCCATAATTGTCATTTATTTCTTCAAATGCATTATCTAATGGTACCATATCATCAGCTGCTTCATCCATCGTCCATATTGCATTACTTGTATTGCCTTTTAATGTAGTTCCCGAAACAAAACTTCCTTTTACTTGAACAACATCAATATATCTTGCTGGATTCCACGTATGTACAATAGCTTGTGCTGTTGAGTTTGCCAAGTTTGCACCTTGATATACAATCTCACCTTTTACATATGTACCTGTTCCCGAAGTAGGAACTGATAGGCGAGTTTTTGCATAATATTCGAAAGCATTATCATCAATTTCTTGTTTGCCTGTAGAAATAATTTCTTGTGAGAAAACAAACTTTTTCATCTTGATTGCATAAACATACACATTACCACCACGTCCACGACCTAAGGTGTAGAACATAGCTTGATCATCTTCATGTTCAACAAAAGTAATTTCAAAGAAAGACTTTAATAAAGGCATATAAATTAAATCACCTTCTCTCGGTCTTGTTGGTGCTTGGTTTTCGGTAGCAACAATATCACCAATTCTTGGACGATTAAAATTGCTTGAACCAACAGCGTATTTAAATCTGCGGCGAGAAACTAATACTGTAGCTTCATCCTGTATCTGCAAACCAAATTTTGATGCAAAGTCTCCCTCTCCATCCATACCAGTAATGTTTTCGAGATATATTTCTAACGGATGTGCAGAGACATATTGTTTTAGTGTATCTTCACCAAATAATTTATCAATACCATTAGGATCTCTAGAAGTTCTTGGCATATAATAAACATCCATGCCGTATATACCAAGAGCTTCAATCACCAAATCTTCAACTAAAAGTTGTTCATTGGTTATTTGATCCTGAGGAAATGGTTGAAAATAAAAATTTGTAGCCACGTTTAACCCATCATAAAGTCATTTGGTAATACGTTGTATTGCTGCATCTCTGCTTCAATTTTATCAATCTCTGCAACAGCCTCATCGTAAATTTCTTTTCCATTTAATGTGACACCACCAGGCATTTGTATGCCACCAAACTTTTTCATATTACTTCCCCACTGTTGTTTAATCTTGGCGGTGGCATATTGTTTTAAAAATCTATCGTTCCAAACGTCTGAAACTCCAGCTTTTGTTGCAGATACTCCGGAAACATTTGCTGTAGGAGGTTTACTTAAATCAATATTTGTTGGTGAATTTATTTTTCTTATTTGAACTTGTTGTCCATCAGACAATGTAATAAAGTCATTCTCAATTACTTCTTGGTCAAACTTTGTGCTTGTTCCAATTACAGTATTTGATGATGTATTTCCAGTTAGTGTGCCTGTTAATGTAACCGTATCTGGATCCATTTTACGATAACATTCAATGATTACATACTCACCAACTTTAGCATCACTCTCCCAATTAATATCTAACATGATTCTATTCATGTGTCGATTAAATCTAAATTGAGGAGTGCCTGAGAATAAAAGATTTAGTGTGCGAATATGTTGCATAGTAATCTCATATGAAACATAAGACACAGAGGTAAAATCATAGAGATCGTGTAATCTAAGTTGATATCTTAGATCGAACATATTAATTGAAGAATTGGAACCATCAAAAGGAAGAACACCAGTAACAGATATTACGGCATCAGGACAATATATCCAACGGCGATCAATATCTTCTTGCGTAAATTGATGTTTCATGTACAGTTTTTCACAACCATCAAAATGGTAATCATAAAAAAATTGAAGTGCATCATCAATTCTATCTTCTACTTGATCGTCATCAACATTAATATTAATGACTGGCCAACCAAGTTGACGTAAACAGTAATCTTTGAATTGTGCTCTAGTTGATGGGGATGCCATAAATTCTCCTTTTACAGAGTATTTATGCCATCTAAGGTTTTAACGAATGTTAGAATGTAATTGAACCTGAAGCTGTGAAAGTAAAATATCTATATCCATCACTTTCAGTATATGTTGGTGATCCTCCAGTAGAAGTAGCGTTTGCAGAAGCGGTTGGAAATCTTAATATAACAACACCTGATCCGCCGGCACCACCATCACTCGTACCGCTGTTATAACCTCCTCCTCCACCACCACCTCCTCTGTTTGCTGTTCCAGAAGCTCCCGGCGCAGTATGTGTGTTTGATCCGTTGCCGCCGCCGCCACTTCCGCCCGCTCCTGCTGTTCCAGCTACACGGGAACCTCCTCCGCCGCCTCCTGCATAAACTACTCCATTAAGCCAAGTATTTCCTGTGCCTCCAGAACCTCCACCAGTTACAGAGGCATTAGCGCCAGCAACACCAGCACCACCGCCACCGCCGCCGGCGTATGGAGTACCATCTATACCTCTACCACCTCTTTGTCCTTCGGGTGGAGTGTATCCTCCTAAATTGCCGGCAGCACCAAGTAATGCTCTAGATGCTCCACCTCCAGACCCACCAGGAAAACCATTAAGTGTTTGTGAACCTCCACCGCCACCTCCAGTAGAAGTCATTGTGTATGTTCCATTTGTTATTTGAGAAACTGATCCATTGGCTCCTCTAGCACCATCCGTGCTTCCTCCACTACCGCCAGCACCAATAGTAATTGTATATGTTCCGGTTCCGAGTTCTGTAGTATCAGTTCTATATCCTCCTGCTCCTCCTCCACCTCCACCTGTATTATCTTCTGATCCTCCGCCACCACCAGCAACGACTAAGAAATTAACTGTTGTTGTTAATCCTGGCCATTTACCAGAACTCTTTAAGTACTGTGATTCGATACTACTAGATAAAATACCTGTACTACCTGAGTTGATAGTTTTTTCATTACCAATAATTCCAAAATTTGACCTAACTCTAGGCATTAACTTATAACCTCATAAGAGACTACACCATGAACAGATGAATTTGCTGAGCAGGACAATTGTAAAACATCACTTTCTTCCATATAAAATGAAGTATCTTTTGCTACAACAACTAAAGTAGAAGTAGCAGGTATTGAAATAGATCCAGCAATATAATAAGATGTTGGT